TAGCGAGCAGCACGCGCCGATTGTTGAACGTACCGAGATGGATCGGGGCGTCCCGAAACAGCGAAAGCTGCAAAGCGACGTTCTCGTGACAATTCCAGTCACGGTTCAATTTCATAGCAAGGTCGATGCCGCCGGTTTCGAGGATTGGTATTACTCATCGACGGGCGCAGGGGCGGGTACGGCCTATTTCGACTTTACCGATCCACGCACCGGGTCAGTTCGACAGGCGCGCGTGGTGGCTAACAGCCTGGGGCCATTAATGCCGCTTAACGGCGGCAAATTCAGCCTCCTGGCCCGTACCCTGCAAATCGAATACCTGCGCGCCCTATGACCAGTGCAGCTTTCACCGCAGACCGTCAGCGGGTCAATGATCCGAACGGCCATCTGGAGCTATTGGAGATCACGCACGCGTCGTTCTCCGGCCCTGCGCGGATCGTGAACGATACACGGGACTGGGTGAGCAATGGAATTACCTATACCGCATTCCCGTTCAGGTTCACTTTTCCGCAGGACAAATCGAAAGAGTCGCCGCGCTCGACGCTCGAAATTGACAACGTGGGACGCGATCTGGTCGGTGAGTTGGAAAGCCTGCCGCCGAGCGCCGTCGTTATGGCGACGGTTTCCATCGTATCCCGTGCTACTCCCGACACCGTGGAATGGTCGTGGACCGTGCCGATGACGAATGTCAGCGTCAACGCTTCCGTGATTTCCGCGCAGCTCGGCGTCGATTATCTGATGCGACAGCAAGCCGTACGACTGCGGCACGACCCGATTACCTCTCCCGGCATATTCCAAGACTAATGGTCACCACGAAACAAATCGAGTCATTTGTCGGATTGACATATGACCCGGATGCGCTCGACTGCGCGGATCTGGCGGCGCTCGTTCAAAAGAAATTGTTCGGCAAGCAGATCGACCTGCCGGGGCGTCGTCGTCGTCATGCAGCGCCGGAAGGATCGTTCAAGCGGTACGGCGCGGAGTATGCCCGGCCGATCACGAAGGAAGAACTTAGGGATGGAGATGCGGTGATTTTCAAGGGAGAGACGATGCATATCGGGACAGTGTTTTTTGTGTCCGGCATGCCTCACGTCTTGCATTGCAGCGCCACGATCGGCCACAGCATTCTGCAGCAGCTCTCTGCCATGCCGGCTTACGGATTGTACGTCGAAGGGTTCTACCGATGGAACTGATCGACCGCGACGGCACCGTGATTCATCAGGGCGGATTGACGGTCACGCCGCACCCGCTCGTCCTGACCGGACAACAGCATATCGCGTGCGATCTGATCCCCGGCGAGACGCTGGCCGCCTTCCTTGGCCGCCATGTGGATAACGCGGAGAACGGTAACTGGATCGTCACGCTCGACGGCCACGAAGTCCCCCAACGGATGTGGGGCCGCACGAAGCCGAAGCACGGCACGATGATCGAATGTCGGGCCGTGGCGCGTAAAGATGTCATCAGACTGATTGCCGTCGTGGCGCTGGCGTACTTCACGCTCGGCGCGGGCGGTCTCGGTGCCGGCGGGCTATTTGCTTCTGGTGGCGCAATCGGCGGCGGCTTCTGGGCAGCGGCGACCGTCTTTGTCGCTGGCTCTCTCATCATCAATAAAGTGCTCGGCCCGAAGCCAATGAGCTTCGATGCGATGCGCGATCAGGAAGCCAGCCCGACCTACAAAATCGGCGGTGGCCGCAACCGGGTCCGACCCTATGAACCGCTGGGCCTGCTGTTCGGGGAAATGCGCATCACCCCCGACTATGCCGGACTGCCCTATACGTGGTTCTGGGGCTGGGAGCAATACCTGCATTGCGTGTTCCATGGCGGGATCAACTGCGCCGCGATCTCCGGCATCCGTATCGGGCAGACACCGCTTGAGAGTTATACCGATTACGTCACGCGCACCGCCGGGTTTTCGAGCATGGCAGATGAAGCGCTCGAAGGCTGGAACAATGTCGACACCATCGCCGGCGCGCAATTGCCCGGATACGCCACGCTTACCACCATCACTGAAGGGCCGAATCTGCCGGTAGCCGGGACGTGGGTCATGCGTACCAGCTCGACCAATACGGTCTATCTGCAAGCGGATTTTGAAGGCAGCGTCTACCACGTCCAGGACAATGGCTCGCTGATGAGCGATTACGGTTTCTTCATCACGGGGGAATATCGCGCATTACCAAGTGGAGACTGGCAGCCGTTCTTTGATGGCTCCAACGGCGAAAATCTGAATGCCGGCCCGAATATCGTCACGATCCACAGCGCCAGCACCAAGCCGATTCGCCTGACGTACGGCAGGGCGGTCCCGCAGGGTCAGTATGAGGTCCGCTTTCGTAAGGACACCGCCGATGTTTCCGGCACACGGGAATCCTGTCTCTTCGCCTGGTCAGCGCTGAAATCGTTGCAGCCTGACACCGGCAACTATGGCGGTATGGGGCGGCTTGGCCTGCGGATCAAGGCCACCGGACAATTGAACGGCACGCTGGACGAGTTGAACTGGCTAGCCACAGCGAAGCCGATGCCGATCTGGAACGGCTCGGCATGGGTCACCGCGACGACACGAGAAAACGGCCTGTCCAATCCGGGCGCCCAAATGCTTTTGGTTGCCCGGGGCATTCATGGTCCAGATGGAAAGCTGATCGCAGGACTAGGTTTATCCGATAGCCAGATCGACATCGAGTCCCTGAAGGGCTTCATGGTTCGTTGCACGAACATGGGATTCACCTTCGATCATTACTTCGATACCCCGATCTCCTGCGACGAACTGCTCGATGCGATCGCGGCAGTGGGGCTTGGCACGAAGACGTGGCAGTCGGGAAAGCTCGGAGTGGTATGGGCGGCGGAAGACCAGCCGATCGAAGGCGTGGTTAACATGGCGACGATGAAAGCCAAGACCTTCCGCGTCAATTATCAGACCGTGGAAACCGCTGACGGACTTGAATACCAGTATTTCGATCGGTCCCGCAATTTCACCTGGAAGACCTTGCGGGTGTCCGATCCCGATGTAACCACGCCGCTGAATCCGGCGCGACTGTCCTCCATTGGCGTAACCAGCGAAGCGCACGCGGCGATCCTCGCACGGTTTCATCTGGGTCAGAGTATTTATCAGCGCAAGGACATCAGCTTCGATACGGATCTCGAACACCTGACCTACAAGCGCATGTCGGTCATGGCACTGTCCCACGATGTCACGCAATGGGGCTATGGCGGACGGGTGCAGTCGGTGGTGAACAATTCCGGCTTTCTGACGCTGACGCTCGACTGTGACGTGCCGGCAGGAGCGGGGCCGCGTTACATCGGTCTGCGTATTCCGGGCGAACTCGGTTATCGCGTGTTCGGCGTTGCCGCGTTCTCGGGAACGAGTCGAACGGTAGCGCTGACGACAGCATGGCCGGGAGGCGTCGCATTTCCTGGTGATGGACATCCCGCGCATGACACGCTGTGGATGTATGACTTCAAGTCGACGCCCGGATACAAAGTGCGGGTAGTGGGGATTCAACCTCACGCGAACATGAAGGGCGCAGCGGTGTCCGTGGTGCCGGAAAGTGCCGAGTTCTGGAACTACGTCTTGAACGGCACTTACACCCCGCCGGCCAGCCAATCGCTGCTCGGTGGCGTGCCGGTCGTCAGTCGCATTCAGATTACCGAAGAACTGCAGCGACAAGGTAATACGTATTACGTCGAGCTGACGGCGACATTCGATGTGACCGGGGCATATGCACGGGCGCAGGTGTATGGGGCTACCGCTGGCAATCGGATGGAAAAGCTCGGTGATACCGACACCACGCGCTTTTCGTGGCGCGGCAAGCTCGACGATGTATGGACGATCGAGATTCGCCCGTTTGACGGATTGGGGCGCGTCGGCACCGGCTTGAACGCGACCTATACGACGCTAGGGTTGAGCGCACCACCTCCCGACATGGTCGACCTGTCCATCTCGGGTGCGGTCCTGAACTGGACCGTCAGCACCGTGGCGGATCTTGCCGGTTATCGTTTCCGCATTCACTACGGGAGCAATCAGGATTGGGGTTCGGCCGCCCCGTTACACGAAGGCTTGATTACGCAATCGCCTTTTGATCTGGTCACGCGTCCCAAGGGGCTGGTGACGATCATGGGCAAGGCGGTCGACACCTCCGGCAACGAGTCGGAACGGGCTGGGGTAATCGTCACCAACATGGGCGACGCAGAAATCGCCAATGTAGTCGAGATCATCGATCTGAAGGCACTTGGATTTCCCGGCACGAAAGACGGCTGCTACCTCTACAGCGGGAACCTCGTTGCGAACGACCGCGAGTCGGCCTATGGCACGGATGATCAATCGTTCTACGGACTCGATGGCGATCCGGCCTATGACCTGTCGACCTACGGGCAGATGGTCTATACGACCGATGAAATCATGATCAGCTCCGCGCTCGCCGGTTCTCTCATCACGATTGACCGCGAGACGCTGGGCATTGACCTGCGCATCGAATACCGCCTCGCCGGCCCCGGTCCCGCCTACGGACCGGATAAGGACTCGGCCTATGGACCGGCAGAAGAACTCCTGACCACTGATTTCGGATTGATCACAGATCCCGCAGACGACACCGACGACTTCGGCACGCTGACAGACGGGGATGAAACAACGTACGACCTAAGGGGATTGTAGTGCCAACTGAAATCAAGTACCGCCGTGGGACGACCGGCGAGCATAGTGCATTTGTCGGAGCCGACGGCGAGATCACCGTGGACACGACCAAGAAAACGGTTGTGGTTCACGATGGAGTGACGCCGGGCGGCTTTCCGCTGGCGAAGTTCGATGAGCTGTCGTCGGGCGGGATCGGGGGTGGCAACGTGACGCCTCTAGAACAGACTGCGACAGACGGGCAGACCGTGTTCACTGTTCCCGCTTACACGACGATAAAGGTATGGATCAACGGCATCAAACAAGGAGAGGGTTCGTTCACGGAAACCAGCTCGACATCGATTACGTTCACCGAGCCATTGGAGGAAGGCGACAACGTACTGACCGAAAGCACGACAACGACAACGACGCCCGAACCCGAACCCGGCACGTTCGCCGCATCAGTCACGCAAGCACCCGCGAATAATGCGAGTGTCACCGGCGTTATCACACTGAGGATCGAAGGCAGCGGTATTCGGAATGCCGAACTGTTGCCGGGTTCGTCGAGTGTCTATACACCGATCTACGGGACTTTCACCATTGGCTCGGATTACACATGGGCTGAACTCGCGTTCAACACGAACACGCTGTCCGAAGGCGCGCACACGTTCCGCATCGCCGCCTATGACAAAGCGCCCGGCGAGATCGGCGCGACTGAAATTACCGCGATGGCGTCACGGACGTGGAATGTCGTTGGCGAGTCGGGCATTCCACCGGGAGAGTATCCGGCGATCAGCGGGCCTAACCCTGCATTATTCACTGCAGAGCCCACGTTCTACGATGGCTTCGACGGGTCTGAGTTGGATCAGACCTATTGGAACAAAGGCGCGTTCTACGAGGACGGCGTACCAGCCAACACCATGCGCGTGACGAACAGCCGCTTGGACATGTGCGCGCAGACCGATTCGATGACCTACACCGGCAGCAATACGTCGTATGTCTCGGTCGATACCGATCCGAATAGCGGTGTCTCGGTCGGCAATAAGGCGACGACCGGCTTTTCG